TGGCACAGACACCACAGCCGGAAATACACTCAGAGGTGCCCTGGAGGATGCGTGGGCAGGTGATTAACTTGTAATAGTGCTTATGCCCTGCTATGCTTTAGTCAGCTAGGAACTCTCCAGCCTTTGGCAAGAATTCCCCAAGCTAACAGTGAAGACGCAAGGCGCAAGCCCCATGCAGCGGAACTACACATACTTTATCTGTTAACTGACTTGGAGGATTAGCTATGGCTTTCCCAAATATCAGTGACATTCTTGCAACTACCATTGAGTCTCGCTCAAAGCAGGTTGCGGATAACGTCACTAACAACAACGCTTTGCTTTCTCGCCTTAAAGGCAAGGGCAAAATTAAAACTTTTTCCGGCGGTCACAAAATTCTGCAAGAGCTATCTTTCGCAGAAAACTCAAACGTCGGCTGGTACTCAGGCTACGATATTCTGCCTACTAACGCATCGGATGTTATTTCTGCTGCAGAGTTCGACATCAAACAGGCTGCGGCTCCTTGTGTCATCTCTGGTTTGGAAATGCTGAAGAACAGCGGTAAGGAGCAGATGATTGATTTGCTTGAGTCCCGTATGCAGGTTGCTGAAAAGACCCTGTCTAACCTTATCAATGGTGGCCTGTACTCTAATGGCTCAGCCGCTGGTGGTAAGCAGATTGATGGTTTGGCAGCAATGGTTCCAATCGCTCAGACTGGTACGTATGGCGGCATTGACCGTACTGCGTACACCTTCTGGAATAACCAAGTTAATGACCAGTCAGGTACACTGACGCAGACCATGATGAACAACTTGTGGGCTACTCAGGTACGTGGCCAGGATCGTCCTGACTTGATTTTGATGGATCCTACTGCATGGCAGGATTACCTGAATTCGCTACAGACTCTGCAGCGGTTCTCAGGAACCAACGAAGCTAACCTCGGTTTTCCAAGCATTAAGTTTATGGACGCTGACGTCGTACTTGACGGCGGTATCTATAGCGGCAATGTGGTCGAGGGTGTGCCAGTTGGTACAGCGTTCTTCCTGAACACTGAGTACCTGCATTATCGTCCACACGCCAACCGCAACATGGTTCCACTCAGCCCTAATCGCCGCTACGCGACGAATCAGGATGCTGAAGTGCAGATCATGGCATGGGCTGGTAACTTGACATGCTCTGGAGTACAGTTCCAGGGTCGTCTTGATATTAATTAGTAGGAGGCAATAAAATGTCTTACATTTTAGGAATGAATGTCGCTGAAGTGGCCGACTCTGCAGAGTTTACTCTGGGGCAGTTGGGTATGGACGGGGCAACTGGTAAGATCTACAAATACCTTCAGTATGATACTGGTACTGTTGGTACATCGTCTGTCGCTGGTGAAGTAGCTTACTACTACACTTTGGATGGCTACAAGAACGGCATCTGCACCAGTGATCTCAGCGACTCAGTTGAAATCGGCGCAGGTGTTATTCCGGCAGTCATGACAGATGGTCAGTATGGTTGGTTCCAGGTGAAGGGTGCTGCTACCCTTACCCTAGCCCTGACCGCTGGCGCTGATGGGGATCCACTTACCCCCACTGGCTCTGCTGATGGTACGCTGGACGTCTCCGCTGCGGTTACAGACAATGTCTGTGCCATTGCGGGTGATATCTCTAACCTAGAGATTATCTGCGACTTCCCTATGTAGTTTGGTGTTATTGGGGGCGGGGAAACCCGCCCTCCTTTTTAGCAAATATAACTAGGAGAATAATATGCTGCAAGAAGCCGGGTACGACGAGACCCAAATGGCGTTTCAAGAAGGTGGTGAGGATCCAGGTGATGCCTCACTTTACGTTAAGTTTGAGAACCGCCCCACAAGGAATAAGTCTAAGTCTATAGAGGCTGGGCGACCAATTTTCGAAGATGTGGAGTTTATCCACATTATGCAGCCGGGAAACAAGAGCAATATCTTTATTCAACCAGCCACGGCGGCAGACCGCCAGCGATTTCCGCGACATTACGCCGCGTTTAAGAACAGGAACGAGGAGGTGGTAGAGGGTACGCCGCTAGAAGAGTGGCCTAGTATTTCTCGCAGTATGTGTGAAGAGCTAAAGCACTTCCACGTTAGAACTGTCGAGCAGTTGGTAGGGATGACCGACAACAACGCCAGTAACTTTATGGGCATTAACAATCTGAAGCAGAAAGCAGAAGCCTTCTTAGAGGCTTCTAAAGGCAATGCTGTTACAGAGAAGATGTCTGCAGAACTGGAAGAGCGCGACAATAAGATTGATCTGCTAACTAACCAAGTTGCAGAGCTTACTGTACTTGTGAAGTCACAGCAGGACGATACCGAGGAGTAAAGGATGGCTAGGCGGTTCTCAGCTAACGAGATAATCAACCGGGCAGCGTCGGAGATAGGCTTAGAGCCTGTACCGTCCACATTCTCCGTAGATTCATTTCGGCAGCTGAGATACCTCCTTGACTCAGCTGGTCAGGAGATGGTGGAGATGTTCCACTGGCCGGTGCTGAACAAAACTCACCAGATAACCACCGCAGCACTGGACACAGGGGACTACGATCTGCCCCCTGACTTTGCCTACATGATAGAGCAAACAGGCTGGGATAGGTCTAATAACCTACCACTAGCTGGACCTCTAAGCGCCCAGAATTGGACATACGTACTAGGCCGTGACTTGCTTAACACGACCATATACGCCAGTTTTAGGATGAGGGACAGTAAGTTCAGCATATTCCCACAGCCACCCCCTGTAGGGTTGGACATCAACTTCGAGTACATTAGCCGTAACTGGATTGTAAGCGCAGATGGGCTTTTAGAGCGTGACGTGCTGGTGGAGGAATCAGACTACATTAAGTTTGAGCCAATACTGATGATTAAGCTCCTAAAGGCCAAGTATCTAGAGGCTAAGGGGTTTGACAGTACCGCGGCTCGCAGAGAGTTTGGCAGAGTGTACGATGCAGCTATGGGGCACAGTGAATCCGCTCCCATGCTCAATGCAGCGGGCACTCGTAGATCAGTATACCTAGACACTTACCGCAATACGCCAGATACAGGCTATGGCTCTTAGTATAGAGACCGGGCAAAAGCAGTCCTCACAGGCTGGCACTATTCCTGCCCCTACCGGCGGTGTACTGGCTACAGCTAATCTAGCCGCGATGGACATGAGCAACTGTATTTACACGTACAACCTTTTACCATCGCAGAACGGTATGCGCATTCGCAGTGGTTCAGTGGTGGACAGTGAACTGGTGGGGGATGAGGGCAACGGCTTAGAGGTTAGAACCCTTGTCAGCTACAAAGGTCCAGAGCCTAGTGGTGGCCAGGATCGCCTATTTGCCATTTGTTCAGATGGTATTTACGACGTTACTTCCGGCTCCACTCAGCCGGGTGTTCTGACTGGAGGTAACTACGGCGCGGCATGGACAAACTCTGGCAATGCTGGATTCGGCGTTTTCACCACATTCACCAACAACTCTGGAACTATTTTCCTACTTTACGCAGATGCCCTTAATGGCCTGTTCGTATATGACAATGTTACCGCCGTTTGGAACGTGGCGGGGTTTACCGGCACCGGCCTGAGTATGGCCACTGTTCGCTATGTTGCCGTACACATGAACCGGGTGTGGCTGATCCAGGGCGGTGAGACTCAGGTTTTCTACGGTGGCATTGGCGGCATCTCTGGGGCTGCTGCGACGTTTCCTATGGGCAATCAGATTAAGACGGGCGGCGACCTTGTGGCCGTTACCTCCTGGACCATTGATGGTGGTCGGGGCATGGACGATCACCTTGTGGCTATTAGCCGCAGCGGCGATGTAATAGTCTGGCAGGGCGTAGACCCGTCTAACTCAACTACGTGGAAGCTGGTGGGCAGTTGGACAATCGGTGAACTACCCGCAGGGTATCGGTGCCTATCACGGTTTGGCGGTAATGTCTACGTGCTGTGTTTACAGGGTCTTATAGATCTACGCACCCTGCTCGGCGGCATAGACTCCTCAGAAGCCTCCTTAAGTGGTCCGACAGCGGCGGTGTCGCGTATATTGCGCAGACATCTAAACTCTAACAAGGGGTCATTCAGGTGGGCTGTTCTACTAGACACTGTAAATAGTGCAGTGGTCATAACTACGCCCACACTGGCCAATGGTCAGAACATTCAGTACGTTATGGATCTAGCTGGCTTTAGTTGGGGCTTCTGGCGTGGCTTGGACATCACTACACTGGCCGCCTACGATAATAGAGTGTATTGGGGTTCACCTGATGGCGAAGTAGTGAAGATGGTTGGCACCTCTGACAAGGTTCAGTTTGACGGCACCGGGGCGCTGCCTGTTGAGTTCTCCATACTTACCGCCTATAGTGATATGGGCGCTCCAGGAGTTAACAAGCGCATTCACTTTATACGGCCTGTGTACACCGCCGGTAGTCCCCAGTCCTCTAGCGTTAAGGCTCTGTACAACTACGAAATATCGGAGATATTTAACACCGATATAACGCAAGACATCGTCGATGGCGATGTGTGGAACGTTGGCGAGTGGGACAAAGCCGTGTGGGGTGGCTCACTGGGTTCAATAGGGTTTGAGAAGCTGCATGGCGCTAACGGAATGGGAAGAGTCTCTGCTATTGCTATGCGGGGCGAGTCTGATGCTGACTTCAACCTTATAGCGTGGGACACAGTGTTCGACACTGGCGGTGCTCTGTGAAGTACGAGCCGCTAAGTAAGAGGTCTTGGAAGTGGATATACAGCCGCAGCAAGCCCCAGCTTCATGACAATACTCGTGGAGTAGTGGCTGTGTGCGACAGTGGTGATATTGCTGGCGTCTGCATATTTGACAGTTGGACGGATGCCGCAGCTGAGGTACATATCTGCATTGAGAATCCAATGTGTCTGCGCAACGGCGGATTGCTCAAAGAGATGTTTGGCTACGCCTTTAATAGTTGTAACCGTGCTATGCTTATAGCAAGGATTCCTGAGGGCAATCCTAAGTCCTTAAACTTCGCTAAGCGGGTAGGGTTTAAAGAGATTTATCTAATACCAGACGCTATTGTGCAAGGGGAAGGTCTGGTGGGGTTGCAGCTAAAAC